TGATTGCCTGCGGCGAGCTTGGACACGTTCGCCGAGAGCGTGCGGGCGCGCACCGGACCACCCGCGACGAGCCGCGCGGATGCGCGCACCACATCGTCGATGAGGAGCGAGAGGACCCACTTGTACCCGGCCGGGATGACCGCGGGGGGCCGCACGCGGGCGGTCATGCGGAAGACCCGCGTCCCTCCCGTGAAGGTTGCCTCTTGCTCGATCTGCGCGAAGTCGCCCGGAGCGAATTCCTCGAAGTGGTTCGCCTCGCCGTAGCCGAGGCAAAGCGTCTTCACGCCAGCGGGCGCAAGGAAGCCAACCGGCGTGATGCGGCCTTGCTTCGTTCCGAGTTCGCGCGTCCATGCGTCTAGCGCCATTGGATGCTCACGTCTGCCGCATGCACTCGATGTGGTCGAAGAAGCCGCGGCGCGAGATGTCCTTGGTGAAGAAGCCGTAGCCCATGCGCCCGCTCGTGAACGAAGGACTCCCCGAGTTGATCCCGAGCGAGTCATCGACGAAGGCCGTGCCCGCGCCGTGCGTTCCGATGAGCGCGGGATCTTCGATGCCTGGAATCGGAAGCCAGATCGGCGTCGTGACCGGGTTCACGAGGTCACTCTGAAAGACCTTCAGGATGACATCACCGTTGAGATTCACGATGGCATCGAGGCGGAGATGGAGCCACGTATTCGCCACGAAGGTCGCCGACGATCGACGAAGGATGCCGCTCGCGCCGGGGCTCGCGCTCGGGATGCCGCTGACGACCGATCCCTTGCGGAGCGCGATGCGGTGGGGGTTGTCGTCTTGGAGGCCGAGCTGGTAGCCCGAGTCGTTGACGCTCACGCCTTGCCCGAGAAGGAAGAAGAGCGGCGCGAAGTTGATCGCCCCCGCCGAGGTGCCGCGCTTGATTGCGCCGCGGATGCTCCCGCCCTTGTTCGCCGGTGTGGGAGCGAAGTTCGTGAGGTTCGTGAAGTAGCCCGCGGCACCCTGCGCGGTGACAAGGCTGTTGAAGCCGAAGACGAAGTTACCCCCGCCGTTCGGTCGAGGCTCGCCGGTCGTCACCCCGCGGTCGACGCTTGCGAGGTTGAGATCGTCGGTTAGTCCTGTCCAGTTCGCTTCGCCCATGGCTCTCCTCGTATCACGTCAGATGGTGACCATCACCACGGTCGGGTAGTCTTCCTCGAAGTCCTCATACGCCTCGGGCGCGACATCGAAGAGGCCCGCCGTTCCGGTGAACGTGAAGTTGTACGGGTCGGTCCAATCCTCCTCGAAGTTCTCGAAGGCTTGCGGCGCCGTGTCGAAGCTGCCGATCGTGAGTGCGTGACCGCCGCTCATGTTGGAGATCACGAAGCCCGGGTTTGTCACGGTCTCGGCGCTCGCCTGATTGCCGGCCGTGCCCGAGATGTTGTTGATGAGTCGAATGAGCGTGTCGCCTGCGTTGACGAGCCGCGCGTTGATGCCGAGGTTCGGCGTCGTGTTGATCTGCGTGACCATCTCCACCGCGACCTCTGCGGCGGTCTTGAGCAACGTGACCGGGACGGGGATGTTCGCGCCCGAGACGCTGATCGGCACGAAGTCGAACTCGAAGACCACGGGCGGGTTCAGGCCATCATCGAGCGTGAACGTCTGCCCATCGATGAGGAGCGAGCCCGCGACGGCTTGGATGGTGCCCTCGGCGTCGAACGCGAACGCGAACGACTCGTTCGTTGTCCACTCTTCCTCGAAGTCCTCGAAGTTCTCGGGCGATGTATCGAACGCCGCGAGCACTCCCGAGAAGCCGAACGTGAAGCCCTGGTTCGACGTCCAGAATTCCTCGAAGTTCTCGAACGCCTTCGGTGTGGGGTTGCTGGTCGTGAACTCCGCGGCGGCGAGATCGACCGCCACTCCCACGAAAAAAAACTTGTAGTTCTGATTCGAGGACCACTCTTCCTCGAAGTCCTCCCACGGCTCAAGGCCACCGAGCCCGGCCGAGTCGAACGCCGCGACCGCGCGAACCGAATGCGAGCCGAGCGTCCACCCATCGGCGCACCCCGGCCCAGAGCTGTCGGCGATCTCGAATGAGAGGTTCGCGAAGGCCATGGCTCAGAGAGGTCCCCCGGTGTCGCCGTCCGTGATGAGGACGTTGCCGAGCTTGGGGAATTCCTTCGGGAGAAGCGTGACATCTGTATGCACTAGGTTCAGCGTGAAGTCGGCGTCGGCGTCGCCGATCTTCCTAACCCCCGTGGTGTCCCGTACGAGGTTGAAGATGTCCGACAACGGGATCTCACTCGTGATGACGCCGAGCGAGTCCTTCACGTTGGCGCCGAAGTCGACGTTCGTATTCTTCGTCCCGTCCACGTTCTGCACCGCGAAGAAGTTCGTCAGATTCGCGCGGATGAGCGCCGCCGCGGTGACCTTGTTGACGCCCGCGCGGAAGTATACCGCGGCGAAGATGTCGATCGTGCGGTACACCGCGTCGCGGACCTGCACGTCAAACGTGAGCGTGCTCGGGTAGACCGTCGTGACTTGCGCGAGCACCTCGGCCTTCAGGGCAATCGACGGGGCGCCACCGCCCACGGGCACGATGTAAAGCTCTCCGCTGTTCTCCGCGATGCTCACGTCCTCGTTGCGCGTGAGCATGAGCGCGCGCGCGACCGCGGGAAGGCGGAGCGAGTTGATCTCGAAGTCCTCACGCGCGACGGATCGATTGAGCACACGAAGCGAGGCCGGGGCGCGTTCCTTGATCTGCGCGACGCTTTGCCGATCGGTGCCGCCGCTCGATGGTGCTGCATTCGTGACCGTGGGCGCGAGCGGGTTGCCGAGCGAGTCGGTCCATGTGCTCGTCTCGAACGCCTTCAACTTGTTCATCTCGACGCGTCCGACTGCACCGCCGCCGACTTTGTAGTCGATGGTGACAGTGCCGACCGGGATCGCGCCGTTGATGCCGTTGCCGAACTTGATCGACGCGCGGTCGTTCTGGTCGACCACCGCGACGAAGTGCCGGTCGGTCGTAGCCGAGTCGAGGAAGTTGTCTACCTGCGTGTAGCTGCCGTTCGCCGCCGTGACCACCGCGCTCGCGTCGATGTACGGCGTCGTGGTGAGGACGAAGATCTGGTTCGCGAGCGCCGACGAGATGAAGAGCTGTTCACGGCTCTCGCTGTTCTCTGCGCTTGCGGTGACGGTCGGCGGGTTGGCGCCGGCTCCGATGACGGCGGCGGCGAGGAGCTGATAACGGATCGGGTCGGTCACGTCCTCGGTGCGAACGAACGTCCCCGCGGGGAACGTGGCAATGCCGATCGGCGGGGCGGGGAGCGTGATGGTGATGTCGACCGTCGCGGCGGTGGCTGTAGCAGCCTCGTACCCGATGAGCTTCACGAGGCCGAGGAGCGCTTTGCGCTGCGTCGCGGTCGTGATGCGCGATTGCCTCGCTTGGTTGTCCTGGTAGAAGCCGAGGATGTCCCCGACTTGCGCGAAGAGTTCTAGGAGGATGTTGCCGAAGTCGGCGACGTTGAAGTCGGTCCACTCGGGGAACACCGAGCGAACCAAGTTCCGCAAGCGGAGCTTGATGGAATCGAAGTCCTTGTCGGAGTAATCGTCGGGCGTTGAGGTAAGGGGCATGGGTCAGGCCGCCAGCGATAGGGCTTGTTGCACGTTGGAAAAGAGCACCGTGTTGCCGGGGACGTTCGTTGCGATCACATCGTAAAGGAGTCGGATGAGCAACACGGTTTCTTCCCCGTTCGGTCCCGCCTCACGCGTCACGCGGGCGTTCTTGACGATGACGCGCGGCTCCCACGTTCGGAGGCAATCGACGAGGTATGTCCGCCCGAGTTCCTGCGTGACGAGCGTGTTTTGCTTGAACCGAAGGAGGTGCATGAGCGAGCCCCGGTCGGGATCCCACTCAAGCTCACCTTGGACGAATTCGGTGGATCCCCGCATGGCGATGATCTGCCCGACGCACGATTGAACGAGCGCTAGCCCTTCCGCGTTCGCGAAGTCGTTGCGGTCGTCTCGGCGGAATGGACGAACCACGCCGCGACCGAGCACCGCACGAGACCCGCGCCGCACCACGCGGTCGGTCGGGCTCGGGGTCGCGTCGACCAAGACCGACGCCTCGGTTGCCGGAATGATGACCAAAGCCATGCCCGGCAGTCTACCCCATCGCGGTCATAGTGGGCACCACCCCGCGGAGGATGCCCGGAGATGGGCGGGCCGGCGTTTCGGCGTCCGGTGGACGC